GCCTATGGTCAGCAAGGAGTTGCTAACTTCCTCGCTGGTCGCATGGATCAACATCAACTTTGGAAGTGGCAACTTTCAGCCTCTCTTGGTTTAGAGGTTGCAGTGCCAAATCCTGATCCAGTAGATGATCAAGGCATCGATGAAGATGATGTTCAAGAAGAATCAGCCGAAACTTGGGCGCTGATGCCAATGCCAATTCGTTCAGCAACCGGCGCTTCAAACCTTGATCTCGCTCCACGCGATACCACTTGGGATGCAGCAGCAGCCGACAAGCGCGTTCAAGAATGGGCTGGCGGTAAAGAGAACATGGATTGGGCAAAGTATGGAAAAGCCTTCTTCTATGTTGATGAAACCGACAAGGAAAAATTAGGCTCTTACAAATTACAATTTGCAGACATTATCGATGGCGATCTCAAAGCAGTTCCAAAGGGAATCTTTGCAGTTGCCGGAGTTTTGAATGGCGCTCGCGGTGGAGTAGATATTCCAAGCGATGAGCAAGAAACAATCAAGGGCAAAGTCGCTGCTTATTATTCAGCAATGGCAAAGGCTTTTGATGATGATTCAATCAAGGCTCCATTTGAAGGTCGCGCATCAGCAGCTCGCTTGGGTGAAGGAACATTCGTTTCCTGGAACACAAGCAATGGTCGCGCTCGCGGAAAAATTGAAAAGGTTGTTAGCAAAGGCCAAGCAAAATCAGGTGAGGGCTACACTCTTGAAGCCACTCCGGATGAACCTGCCTTTCAAATTAGAATCTACAAAGAGCAGGGAAATGGTTGGATTCCAACCGATGTGACAGTGGTGCATCGCAAGGACATTCTAAATGTAATCACTGCGCTTCCAGCGCCACGATCAGAGGATCTTTCAATGATAGAAGAGCGCAAGACAATGATTCGCTCAGCAGAGCGCATCACAATGCAAGCAGAAGTTCGTGCAGTCGCAACCGATGATGGTTCGCTAAAAATTGCCGGATATGCAGCAACTTTCAACAATGAAGCAACCGGATTGAACTTCCGCGAAGTGATCGCCCCTGGCGCATTTACTCGCACCTTGAAGTCAGACAATCCGATTTTTCTTCTAATCAATCACGACATGGAACAACTTCCATTGGCTTCAACTCGCTCAGGCACTTTGAAATTGTCTGAAGATAAAGTTGGCCTTCGCATGGAAGCGATTCTTGATCCTTCAAATCCTCGCGCTGCTGAACTTGCTTCAGCTCTTGGTCGCGGAGATGTTGACAAGATGAGCTTTGCATTCACAGTTGCCCCTGGCGGAGATACTCGCGCCGAAGGCCTTCGCACTTTGACCGACCTCGATCTTTATGAAGTATCGGTTGTCAATATGCCAGCTTACGATGCAACCTCAGTTGGACTTCGCTCTGAAGATTCAACCGATGATCTACAACTTCGCAAGCGCAAGTTAGCGCTGAAGTTCAAACAGTATTCGCTGACCAAGTAGTCAAGCGATTACCCCCTGCGCTTCTGCCCAGGCGGTTTCCATTCATCCAATCCTAGAGAAAGTGACAAAAATGTCATTATCATCAAAGCTCAAGGAACAACGCGATGGCCTAGTTGCAGAAGTAGAAGCAGCACTTGTTTCTGAAGATGTAACTGCTGAAGCCCTCGATGCTGTTACCGATAAGCAAGCCGAAATCGAGAAGATCGATGAGCGCATTGCAACAGTTGAAGCAGTAGAAGCTCGCACTGCTGCAATTGCAGAATCACGCAAGGAAGCCGGAGTCAAGACTTTCGGTGGCGCAGTGGTTACTCGCGAAGCACACACTTATGAGAAGGATGGCCGTAATTCATTCGTTCGCGATATGATCGCCGGAACCCTTCGCAATGATTCCCAAGCATGGGAACGCCTAAACCGTCACCAACAAGAAGTAGCAGTTGAACTTCGCGATATTTCTCGCACCGACGGCGCTGGTGGAGATTTCGTTCCACCAATTTACTTGATCAATGAATACGCTGAGTTTGCTCGTGCTGCTCGCGTAACTGCTGATCTTGTTACAAACATGGCTCTTCCAGCAGGAACAGACTCAATCAACATTCCTCAAATCACAACAGGAACATTGGCTGCATTCCAATCTGCTGATAACGCTGCGACAACAACTCGCGACATGGTTTCATCAACCGTTTCAGCGCCAGTTCGCACAATCTCAGGTTATGAGAATGTTTCAATTCAACTAGTTGAGCAATCACCTCTTGCAGGTGGACTTGATCGCCTAGTATTTGGTGACCTAATGGCTGACTATGCACTACAACTCAACACAGCAGTTGTTGGCGCTAACTCAACTTCATCAGGTTATATCCAAGGCTTGATCAACAAGTTCGACGATTCAACAAACTCAATCCCAACAACTTGGACAGAAACAACCCCAACAGCAGTCAACGGCTTGATCGCGATTGCAAAGGGAATCTCAAAGGTTGTTACAAACCGTTACAAGCCAGTTGAAGCAATCGTAATGAACCCTTCAGTTTGGTATTGGTTAGCATCACAGGTTGACGGATCAAACCGCCCAATCGTGGTTCCAACCGGTGCTGGCCCATTCAACGCTGGTGGTGTTCTAACTGCTGCTGGCGCACCTGCTGGCCTAGTTGGTACAATCCAAGGCGTTCCAGTCTATGTTGATGCCACTCTTCCAAAGAACTACGGAACTGGCACCAACCAAAGCCCAATCCTTGTTGGTAAGTTCTCAGATTCTTACCTCTTCGAATCAGGCGTGAAGACACGCGTTCTTCCTGATGTTCTATCAGGTAACTTGACCGTTCGTTTCCAGGTCTATGGTTACGCTGCTCTTGCACACCGCTTCAATAAGTCTGTTTCTGTTATCTCAGGAACCGGCACAGTTGCACCTTCAGGCTACTAATAGATAGAGTCTGACCCGTTGAGCCAGCCTTGGATGGAGTTCCGAGGAACTAAACCCCAAGGCTGGCATCAACACCAAAATGAAAATCGGGGGATTTCATGCAATCCATATTTCTTGAAGGATTGAAAACTGCTCGCGAGATTGTCGCTTCCAAAGGCATCGAAGCCTTGGATTCGCTGATCGCTGAACATGAAGCAGGAACCATCGAAACCACCGCCATAAATCCAGCGAGGGAAATTCGATGAAGATGTCTGACAAAGTCTGCATTGGCATAGTCAATGACGGAAAAATAAATGGTCAACTTGCAATGGACTTGATCCATATCGCGAGAGATCCACTTGGCAAACTTGATCACATGGTTCAAGTTGCAAACATCGGTCTGACAACCCGATCTCGAAATGTTGTTGTCAAGAATTTCCTTGAGGAAGTTGATACGCCTTGGCTCTTGCTTATAGATGCCGATGAGCGCCTTCCGCTTGATGTATTTCACAAATTGATTTCCACAGCTCACGACAAAGAGCGCCCAGTGGTTTCAGGATTAGTTTTCGCAGCCTTCTTTGATGAGCAAGATATGTTGCGACCAGTTCCAACGATTTATCGCATGACCGAGAATGCTGGTCTGCAACCGATTGATGATTATCCAATCGACACAGTTTTGGAAGTAGATGCAGCCGGAACCGGTTGCCTTCTAATTCACCGAAGCGTTTTTGAAAAGATGCGCGAAGAAGCAACCCCAAATCAAGGCAAGGATTGGGCTTGGTTCGTTGAAGGCGCAATTGATGGAACTTATTTTGGCGAGGATCTTCTCTTTTCCAAGCGAATCAAATCTCTTGGTTTCCCGATTCACGCGCACACAGGTGCAATCTTGAAGCACCGAAAAGAATTTTGGCTCGATGAGCGACACCATTTCCCAATGCGTGAAGCTGCGATCCAGCACTTTCAAGCATCAGGCTCAGTCTTACCCCTGGAGAATGAGTCTGATGCCCCTAATTCTAAGGAGTAACAATGGCAAGTTATGATCTCGGTGACAAGGTATATTTCACTTGGTCAACTGTTGATTCAAGTGGCAATGCCGTAAATCCTGGCACAGTCACCGCTTCAGTTACTCTTCCAGATGGAAGCACTAGCTCAATAACAACTTCCACAACCACAACCGGAACATATACCGCTTCATATCTTCCAACTCTGCCTGGCCGTCATGTTATCGCTTGGAGTGCAACAGGATCATGGCCTCAAGCCTATGCAGATGTTTTTGAAGTTCGCAATATCGGTGACATTGGAATCGTTGGTTACGATGAAGTTTTGGAATATCTAAACATTCCAGTGGCGAGCGCGAATGAAAATGAAGTTCGCCGATTCATGGATGCTGCAACAGATTTAGCCGAGCAATACACCGGAGTTGTTCTTGGCCGTAGAACTTACACTTCCGAAACCTATGATGGCGGAAATGAATTCATCCGAATCCATAATCCAAAGGTAATCTCAGTAACTTCGGTTTATGAGAATGGCTACTTGCTAAACTCCAATCAGTATTTTGTGGATTTCACCGGACAACGAATTTATCGCCTTGGTTCAGGAACTCTTTACGCAACCAATTCTTATGGCTACTGGACTGCTGGCGTGAACAATGTGGTCATCACTTATGTTGCCGGATATGTCAATCCACCAATGAGCGCCAAGCAAGGCGTTTTGGAAATCATCCGCCATATGTGGCAAACACAAAGAGGCGCGATGAATGTCATGGGTCGCACTCAGTCAGGTGATGAACTTTATCCATCAAGCACCTACTCATTGCCACGCAGAGCGATGGAACTTCTTGATCCAACCTCTCTCCCTGGCTTGGCATAATCATGTCAACCTCAGCACTTCCAACTTTCACAAATGCAGTCATCACCGCATTTCGCAACGCTTCATCCCTCACAGGGATTCGAATCTTTGACGGAATCGAAATTGATCAGTCTTATCCAGGCAACGCAATCGTTGTCGGCACAGATGGATCAATGGAAGGCGATGATGTTCTCGCCGGTTCAGCTCGTCAGGAATATAAACAACTCGGAGCGATTTCAAAGTTTGAAGATGGAGCAATTACTTGCTCGCTTTGGGCAGCGAACGGTGGCACAAATCTGACCACTCTTCGATCAACCGCTTTCACAATTCTTGGCAATGTTGAAACTGTAATTCGAAGCGATGTCAGCTTCAGTGGCGTGGTCATGTATTCAGGATTAGACAGTTACCAAATGAGTTATCGCCAAACCACAGTTGGCGCAGCAGTCGTGATCAACTTTACAATAACCTACCGAGCAAAAATCTAGGGAGCAATAAATGGCGAAGATCAAAAATGTTTCAGGACTAGGGGATCTTGTTATTCCAGCATTGGGCATCACAGTCCTTGCTGGAGCAATTGCTGATGTTTCAGATGAAGCAGCAGCATCACTTCTCGAACAGACAGACAATTGGGCAAAGGCTGATTCATCAGCACCAGCTCAAAACCCATCCACCGCAGCGCCGGATTCACCGGCTGCCTCAGCCTAATAGGAGAAACTCATGGCAATCGGTTCCGGTATTGGTTCGCAATTAGGAATTGCAACCGAAACAACCTTCAATAACAGCGTGACTGTTACTCGCTTTTATGAATTCACAAGCGAAAACATCAAATTCAACAAAAAAGTTGCAGTCGGCCAAGGCCTTCGTGCAGGTGGACAACTTCCTCGCTCACAGCGCAGAGTTGTGACCACAACAGATGTCACTGGTGACATCGTTCTTGATTTGCCTACTCGTGGCCTTGGAATTTTGCTTTCACACGCAATGGGTTCAGCACCTTCACCAACCACAGTCACAACAGGCGTTTATTCTTACAGCTTCACTCTTGGCGATGTCTATGGTCGCTCATTTACAGCGCAAGTTGGCGTTCCTCAATATGGCGGAACCGTCACACCAAAGACCACTTCAGGCATGAAGGTTTCATCATGGGAGCTTTCAGTTGCCAATGGTGGAATTGCAATGGGCAAGTTCAATGTCGATGGCGCTTCAATGACCACCGGAACTTCTCTTGCAACGGCTTCTTATTCACCAATTTCAAACCTCTTCAACTTCGCTCAAGGCGCAATCACCGTTGATGGTTCATCAGTTGCAAACATCAAGGATTTCACTCTTACAGTGAACAACACCTTGAAGGGTGATCGTTACAACCTTGGCGCAGCAGGAATCAAATCTGAACAAGTAATCAATGGCTTCCGATCAATCACCGGAAAGTTGACTGCCGAATTCACAGACACAACCTTATTCGCAAAGTATCTTGCAGATACCACAACCGCTTTGGCTCTAACCTTCACAGGTGCAACCATCGCCAATGGTCAATCTGAGAAGTTGTCGATCACAGTTTCAGCAGTCAAGTTCGATGCTGACACACCAAATGTTCCTGGCCCTGGTGTCATTGATCTAGCGATGACTTTCACCGCTTACGACAATGGAACAGATGCACCTTTGACAATCGTTTATCAGACAGCAGATTCAACTCTCTAATCTAAGAAACAGGGGAAACAATGTCAGAGAAAATCAATTTACCGAGTGGCGGATGGGCAATCGTCAGGGAACCATCCGCCGTTCCGGTTAGATTACGCCGACCAGTTGAGAAGGCTCTTTTGGTGCTTGGAAAATCCCAAGCCAAAAGCGCATTAGAAGCTGCACCGAGCGATCTAAATGATGAAGAAAAAGCTGCTCAAGTTGCAGCAACAATTGATCCAGCAATTCTTGATGAATTCAACGATCTAAATGACTTGCTGATTATCGCTCGCATTGAATCTTGGTCATTTGAAAATTCAATTGATCTTGATTCGGTTGGCAATCTTTCACAAGGCGATTATGAAGTTTTGCAACAAATATCCGCAACAGACATCACTTCGATGATGCCTAAGTTTGGAATAAGCAACGACCCTGATTCCCCCACCAAACCCTCAGACGCTTAGGTCGGGCGCTTGAGGGGGGAACTGTTCGTGGCTCCCTTCCGGAACATTTGCGAACTTATAGACTCTGCACTTTGCTTCATTGCACACCTTCACAATTAGAAAATGAGTCGGCTGCTACACTAGACTGGCTCTTGGCAATTGATGAAGTTTATATTGAAACCAAAAACAAAATGGCGGATGGAGAAATCTAAATGGCAGGATCTCCAGTGGTTAGCACGATTTGGCATGGATTGACTGAGTTCAACACAGTCACTCGCGAAATTGAAACTCGCACTGAGATCGCAACCATCACCGCCATCAAAGCAAATCAAAACAAATTGAAAACAGCGATCAGAGCAAACTTGCGAGGCGCTCCACGCTGGACACAAAAAGGCGCTAACCGAATCACCGGCAAAAATTATCAAGTGCCAGGAACTACTGGCCAACATAATTCCCCACGATCAGGTGGCCCAGGTAGAATGACCGGCGTTTTATACAAAGGCGTTGGTGGCGTTCGCAATCCAAAGAAAGATGCTGCTGGATTCTTTACCGGTGGCGTTGGTGTTGGAGCGAAACCAAACCGAGTCAAAAAGGCTCCACTAGAATTGAAATTTCCATATTTTCGCCCTGCCTATGAAAAAACTCTTCCAATCATGGGAGATGCTTTCGATGCTGGTTGGGATAAAGCAATCTCACGAGTTGGGGGTATTATCTAAATGTCAATGCTTCCACAAGTATTCGTTGAACTAAAAGCAAACATTTCTGAATTCACCGCAGCAATGGGTGAAGCGCGAACCGAAATTGAAACCACCGAAAAGGCTGGAACATCCTCTTTCGATAAGCTCGCAACCTTTGGCAAGGCAGCGCTCTTTGGTCTAGGAACTGCAGCCGTTGGCGTTGGCGTTCTAGGCGTTGAGATGGCAGACAAGTTTGAAGCCTCACACGCCAAGCTCGAAGCAGCGTTGAAAAATGCCGGAACAAGTTTTGAACAATTC